AAAAGTCGATTTTGGTTTTACTCTTCTGCTAGTCTCTGAAAGTATGAGAGTGCATCATCGTTATCATCTGCTGCCACAGCGACTGGTTCTTTGACAACACTTACCTCTTCCTTAATCTGATCATGAGACTTGAGGGTAACTTCCTCTTGCTCATCAAAAGTCTCAGGATCGAGTGACTTTCTTGTGCTCGTTGGATTCAATACAGCATTCATTCTCTTCTCCAAATCCTGATAGGACTTGAATTGATCTGCTTTTGTGAACTCTTCCAATGAAAATTGTCCTTTCCATAGGGTTTCTAATGCATCATCGTCATCTAATAATGCCTCGGTTTTTGTGAACTCACTTGAATCGTAGTTTCTATATCCGGCAACATTCTTTGCCTTCAACTTGAAGTTAGCACCTTGCCAGAAATCAAATGGATCAATTGCTTCCTCATCTTCAAACTCAGGTTGCATTGCTGCAGTTATCTTATCAAAGATCTTTTTACCGAACTTGTATAAGAATACTTTACCTTCATTTTGTGGGTTAGCAGGATCCTTTACAACATATATGTTAGAAATATATGAGAGTTTTCTCTTCTGCTTTCTTGCTTGATCTTTATCTTCATCACTGCCACTATTCCATAGTAGTCTGTTGTACTCCGACACTGGATCTTTTTGACCTAGTGTGGTGAGACTGTTCTCAATGTACCAACCTCCGGGACCTTGAAAAGCATGTGACCATACTTTTGCCCATGGAAGTTCTTCCCCGTCGGGTGCAGGAAGAAAACGGATTACAGCATAACCGTTACCTGCTTTGTCAACTTCTAGTTTCCAAAGACGCTCATCAGCACCATTAGTTGTGCCTTTGTTCATCTTTTCGATCTCACTTGTAAGTTTAGAAGTGAGACTGCCTAGTCTTGACTGTTTCTTTAGATTTGCGAATGACATTAGTTTGATTAATTGGATTCGTCGGATTGAGTAGATTGGTGGATTAACACCTTGCATAAATCATACACAAGTGTAATGTAACATACTATTTAGGTAATGTCAACTCATAATTTTGTCTCTTGTATTGCTTCTTTGACAATCTGTTTGAGTTCTCTTTTTTGCCTCTTACTAAAAGAATCTGTACCAAATTTTTTGTCTATCCATTTCTTTCCGTACCAGAATACAAATAGACAACCGAGTAAAGGAATACCTTCACTCCACGGTAAATCCCATGCCCACTTAAAAAATTCCCACATTAGTCTTCTTCTTCCTCATCCTCTTCTGGTTCTGGTTCTGGAGGTGCTTGCAAAAACATAAAGACCTCTGATATCCACCACTCTTTTTCAAGGCGAATCCACTCTCTAATATTCTCTATTATTTTTTTCAATCCCTTTGCCTCCAATCGTCTGATCTATCAGGTCTAAACCAGTCCACTATATCACTTGCATCTGTGAAACCCCTTCTATGTCTCCTTGAATCGGGGTCTCCTAAATTCAAGTGTTTAAGAAAAGAATCGTCATCACTTGACGCTAATCGTCTTGCTGACTGTAACATACCTCTTGCTGATGTATTTGCCTTCGCCAATTTCTGTGCCCATATCATGTCGTCTATACTAACTTCTGTTCCTGCTGCAATAGATTTGCAGATGTCCACTAACCGTAGACGATATGCGGTAGATAACATAAAATAATGTGTAATATTAGTATTATGTATGTAATTTGTCAGACAAATTCTCTAATGTCTGTCTCATATTATTAAATATTGTGTTCATATTAACGTTTTTGAATCCCATTGCAGCAGAAGTCATCTGAATTTTATCTTTCATTTCTTTTGCTTCAGGGTCATCAGATAATGATAACCTTGTCCACATAACTTCTTGCTTATCAATAAGTGATATAAGTTTTTTCATATGATCTCTCTGCTCTTCGACAGTCATCATAGGAAATCTCATGATGACTGCATAAAGGTCTTTCTGTGTCTCAAATATATCCTGCATTTCTTCTTGAATGATCTGTGATCTGAAGAATTTACTCATACAGTTGTTCCTTTAGATAAGTTTTGTATTTAAATATATCAATATTTAGAAAGGGTGAATACTTATGCATTTTCATACTGATTTTCTCCCATACAGGGTCAGTCAAGATCTTATCAAAATTTTTCTTATATCCAAAAACCTTATCTAAAATTATCATGTTCTCAATACTCAACTCATCTCTTAAATGACACTTGAGTATATGTGGGTGCCCCTTACCTATGAACCACTCTGTAAAAGGAACCTTACATAATTCATCTATCTCTTGAGTGAATTTGTAGTATAAACTCTGCTGTCTCTTCTGCCATGCTGAATAGGTTGTGTCACCTGTCCTTGCGATCGTACCTATCCAAAGACTTTGAGGATCACTTGACTCTACAAAATTAGCGACAAAGAATTGTTTGACCTCTTCATCAGGATACTTCCTCGATGTTTTTTCAAAGAAATATCTATCCTTTCTCTTATAAAATGAATCTAGACTAGCATTTGTCTTACCACCATACTGAAAGTAATCATACTTTTCTCTGGTGAAGTGACTCTTCATCGCAAGATATATTTTATAGGTATCAAAGGGAGTCATTCCATATCTTGTATAAGATGTGATCATGATCTAATTCGTGGACTTCAGGTTCTTGATGAAAGGAACAAACAGAATACTCTGGCATGAATTTGAGATAAGGTATCTCACCACCATCCCAAAAATGTTCTGGTTTTGATCCCTCTCTATAAGAATAAAAAACATCTGGTAAGAATTCTAAATCAGAAAAATGATTTTGATTTAGATAAGGATCTATTCCTCCATACATCCTAACATGCTTTTGCCAATTTGGTATGTACTGTTCGTAAATGAACTTGATTTCTTTCCAAACAACAGTATCTGTATTGAATGCAAAAGCAGGTTTTTTATCTGTATGATTTCTTTTCACCCAATCAGGTGACTTCCACTTGCAAGGAGAAACTGCGAAGTTAGTTTCAAAATCAAGTATGGGTGTGATGTCCCCTTGAATGATTACATCTAGATCAAAAAATACTTTCTTATCATACCTATCTAATTCTTCACGAGCAAATAGTTCTAATTTATTCCATGCTGGCCACCAAGAATTTATACCTATACGCATCCTTTTAGGTTCTCTCCACTTAGATGGATCTTTTACAAGAGGTTGCATATCATATACAATTACATTAGGATCAATACCAGAAGGATCATCTGTAAAGCAAATGAAATCATCATCGCTATATTTTCTTATTGCATTATATAATTTGTTGACATAGATAGGAGAATATTTTTTTCCAATCTTTAGACAAGTAATACAGTTCATTTGTAATGGGTGCATTCAGAATGTAAGGTGTCAATGAATTCCTCTGCATGCTCCTCCTTGATATTATCCCAATGATTTGTTTCTTTATCAGACCACTCGTCTACATGCATGTTCAATTGTATTTTAGAATGATTGATATAAGGATCACCATAATTCCATTGATGTCTACTGTCGGCAATATATTTTATATTAGTTGGTGCTGAATCATATTCAAAAAAACTAGGTCCATACATGTTCAACATGCCACCAATAAAATCTGTTCTATTTTCTAATACCCAAGGTGGTGGTCTATGAAAACTAAATCTGTCACAATGCATCTCAAGTCCATCTTCAAAAATTCTTCTTTGCGATTGTATTTCTTTTTCTAATGATCTCCAATCCCACACGTCACCTACGTATACATGTAATCCTATCTTTGCACCAAGTATTCTAAGATTTTTTATTAGATGTTTATTACGAGCAGAGAATATATTGTATGCATTTGACCTCACTTGAAAGACATAACTTGCAGATACACCATAGAACTTTTCAATCTTTGCCAATTCAAATGCTCTGTAAGGAATAAACTCCACATCATGTCTAAGCACTGTCCATTGATCTCTTTTTAGAGAATCATAGAAATCACATACCCTGTGCTTGTGGTGTTTGATTATTTTTCTATACTCTTGAAGTGTAAAATCACTCATAATCTAATAATCCATCTATTAATTTTGTTCTTGGTAATAATTTAGCGTTAGGTATGATACAATGTCCACCTATTTTATCAGTGGGATATAAAACAGGTCTAACCACATTAGGTTTTCCTAATTTTTTATAACCTTCATTGTATGTATTATTAAATTTTGTCATTACCTCCATGAAATCTAAATCATATTCATCACATAATTTTTTCATGTCAGACGTAAATGCAATACACAATCCATAGTAGGTAGTGTCTGCTAACTTTGATAGTTCAGTTGTCTTAGCATCCTTACATATATGAGTTTCTATTCCTAAAGTTTTTAGATGTCCTGAGTATGCTTGAGCAAGTTGCTCATCACCACCGATAAATTTTACAAAGGTTTTCAAACCTTCATATAGATTTGGATGCACTCCTCTTACAGGTGAATGTAAAAATTTATGTCCAAATTTTTCTGTTGTTCCTACAGGAACAGTAGAGTGTATGACTGTATACCAATTTGCAGTTGGTAAATCACTCACCACTGATACAAAATCTTTAGTGTATGGTATACAAACATTCAATATATCTACGTCAGATATATCATCCATCATACCTTGATATGGATCATAGATGAGAATCTTATCAAAACTAAACCAAGTCTTTGTAGTATCAGTTTCAGAATATAATTTTGCTACTGCTTGTCCAACCTGACCATGCCCAACAATACCAATTTTCATAATTATATTACAAGTTCTGGGAATACCTTAGTGTAGTCTGTTTTGTTTACTTCGTCAAGTGCTCTCAGATATTTCAACAACTCCTCCCATCTCTCTTCCCAATTTTCTATTTTTGCTGATAAAGCACTCTCTAATTCTGTATTTCTGTACATGGGTAGAAGTCGTTCTCTTATTTTTGGGTGAAGTGAATCAATCCTACATGGTCTAGGTTCTTGAATATTGGAAATTACATAAGAAAGACCCTCATTTTTCATCCACTCTTCAGTTTTATGAAGAGATAAAATTGATAAAGATGAGGCACATAAGTTTCCCCAAACTCTAGCATATTTTTTTATCTTATAGTAATTTTCTAAGTTTGATTCCCAATTAGATCCAAACCTTATATAATCATTTCGCTCTCCCAACGCTTCTAATGACCAATTTATAAGACAACTCTTAAATTTTTTTATATAATCAAAAATATGATTTCCCTCCCACTCTAATTTTGTAAGATTTGTATGATACTTTAGAACAATATATTTTGCCTGATCAATTTCTATAAGGGCATTCAAGACTTCATAATGTTTAGGCATGATAAATGGTTCGCCACCGATGATGTTTATATTTTGAATTCTTGGTGCTAATTTTTTTATATCTTCTGTAACATTATAATTCATACCACCATATTTCATTTCATCGAGTAACTTATCATACTCAAGCATCTCACCAAACTCAGGATCTATTTCCATTAATTTTTCGGTCTGTTTTATTCTTGAACTTGAATCTTTTATCCTACACATGTAACATGATAGATTGCATGCGTTACCAAATAATCTCAACTTAACTTCTATAACTCTACCTCTTGGCACTCTCGCTAGAGGATCTCTCATACCTTTTCTACCTTCTTTCTCTTCATTGATACAGTTCGCACAAACTTTTTCAATTAGAGGTGTTGTTTTACCACTCTTCATATCAGATCTTAATTGTTGCATATGATCTGAGAAAAAATATTCAGATGGTGAAACTTCACTCACTTTTGGTGCAGGAAAATCTGATTTAGTATCGTGCCAACATCCATTATGAGGATGATCAACAGTTGCCATACAACATGGCATATAAACACCATAAGAATCACTAAACAATTGTTTCCAAGGATACGAGCAGAATACACTCATTTTAGATTACCTACGAACAACGCATCAAGACCCGGAACATCAGCATCCTCTGGCCTCCCTGCAATTGGTTTACCACCAATATTTAAAGATGTATTGAGAAGAATAGGACAACCAGTTTTCTTTTCAAATGCACTAATTAATTTGTAGTATATAGGATTCGATTGATATGTGACAGTTTGATGTCTGCATGTACCATCAACGTGAGTGATAGGATCAAGTCCAGATTGTTTTACCTTCGCGTTGTATAACATATATGGAGAGTCCTCGATGTCAAAATACTCTCCTGCTTTCTCCTTCAATACTGATGCTCCAAAAGGTCTCCACCATTCTCTTTTTTTGACACGAGAGTTCAAAATATCTTTACCATTTTTGATCATTGGATTCATAAGTATACTTCTATTTCCTAATGCTCTAGGTCCAATTTCACCATGTCCTTGATACCACCCAACAATCATACCCTGTGCTAATAGTTCTGCTGCTTCTTCGATAGTTTGATCATGTACTTCCTCCGGAGCATAATCATCTTGACAGTAAGGAAAGTTACCCATATTAAAGTCATGTCCTACAGCATATCTGAGTGCACCAATACTGAGACCACCATCATATACATGAGGTAGTATATCTATATCGTAAGTCTTTCTTAGTTCGGTGTTGATGACTGTGTTCAACATCACACCACCGGAGCAAGAAATCTTTTTATCTTTGTCGAATACTTTAAAATATTCTAATTGTATAAGTTCACATGCCTTATGCACAGTCGCTACAAAATCTTGAAACTTTGGATCTCTACTATCAACACCTTTATGCATCCATTCACCACAGAGATCAAGTATATTATCTTGATTGATCTGCTTTGCTAATTCTATGTCGGGTGTGCCATACGCTTGTAGTCCCATGACCTTACCGGGAAAGTCTACTTCCATGCCTTTGAAGTCCATGGCATATCCAAGGTATGATAGGAACTTACCAATAGAGAGATCTTTATATCTTTTCTGTCCATCAGAAGTTATTGTCAGACCAGTATTTCTACCTGAACCCCATCCATCAAATGCAGCATGCTGTGAACAATTGGATAAGGCAGAATGTATGTGTGCAGTGTGATGATCGATACAAATTATATCACCTTCTTGAATAAATTCTTCGTCGTTGTATGGTTTTCTTACTCTCTTACGAAAACCTATAGGGTCAAAAAATTTGGCGAATTTTTTTTGCCCTTTTTTGTAAACAAAAAGTCGATTTCCCCCTGAGTCAGTGTACACAACCTTTGAATCTTTCTCATCAACACCCCACTCATCTAGTACAGACTTGAACCATTCATCATTTGCTTTATGATGTTTGATTCCGAAGGCACGTTCACTTTTCCTATACCTAAACTCACCATCAATTAATGCAGCGATACTTGTGTCGTGACGGGCACCACCTATGCCAATAAAGTTCATCTCAGATAGAGAATTTTGCTTTAGAAGTTCTTTTTAGATAGTTTAGATTGATAGCATTACACTTCAACTTTTCTTTCAATGGTTTAGATATGAGTTT